CTTACGCAAACGGTGGTGCGGTTATGTCAGGCCGTGGCCCAAAATTCAAAGGATCAAGCTAATGCCCAACACACCAAAGAAATACAAAGGTTTTTCACAGCTACCTGAAGAGGTGCAAATGAAAATGGACCCCAAAGCAGCCATGAAATACATGGAAGGTGGCGCGGTAAAAGCGTATAAGTATGGTGGCAAGGTTCGTGGCTACAAAGGCGGTGGAAAAGTCTGCCGTGGTGGTGGCGCAGCCATATCAGGTACAAAGTTTGACGGGGTAAGATAAATGGCAAAAATCGTTATCAACATTGACATGGATGAGCTAACATCTGGAATCAACCAAGTCGTTGATGACGAGGCCACTATGTTTGAAGTAGAGGACGAAGAAACAGTTTTCGTTTGTCCTCTATCTACCCAAGACGTTGAACTAAACGCGAAGAACCGCGAAGAAGCGATTCAGGAGTATTCTTACGGTCATTCTGTTAAGAATTGGGAAAAGAAAAAAGAAATTTGCGGCACTTGCGAGTATTACAATATCCGTTCTGAAATGCTTGATTGCATCAGTAGCGGCTTGGACTTTGAAGAGGGTGATGAGGTTGGCTATTGTGAAAAGCTAGACTTTACCTGTGAAGCTGAGAATATCTGTAATGCTTGGGAAAAAGGTGGTCCTATCTCTGACTTTGACGATATGGATGATCTTGAACCTGTCGAGGGGAATGAAAAGGACATCTTCTGATGGCTATTGAACGCGGAATAGGTGCTGGTGGCGTCCCAGACGAACCAATGATTGAAGATACAACGAGTGCCGTTGAAATACCTGAGATTCCTGCGAATCCCGGGGTTACAGAGTTTGACGATGGCAGCGCAGTTGTTGGTGAATACGAAGAGCCTGCGGAGCCGATTGAATCTATTCCGTTTGATGGCAACCTTGCCGAAGTCATTGATGAGGCTGAATTAGGTCGCATTGCAGGTGATTTGGTAGGTTCCATCGAAGATGATTTAGCGTCTCGTGAAGACTGGGAAGACACCTACAAAACTGGCCTTGAGTTCTTGGGCATGAAGACCGAAGAACGTACAGAGCCGTTTGAAGGATCGTCTGGTGTAATCCACCCGCTTTTGGCTGAGTCTGTAACGCAGTTCCAAGCGCAAGCGTATCGTGAATTACTGCCTGCAACTGGTCCTGTTAGAACGCAGGTTATTGGTGCGCAGAACGAAATGCTTGTGAAGCAGGCAGAGCGCGTCAAAGACTACATGAACTACATGATCACGTATGAAATGGAAGAGTACGATCCTGAACTGGATCAAATGCTCTTCTATCTTCCTGTCGTTGGTTCTACGTTCAAGAAAGTTTACTTTGACCCACTGAAGGGTCGTGCGGTCAGCAAATTCCTACATGCTGAAGACTTGATTGTGCCATACGGTGCGACTGACCTAGCGTCATCACCACGTATCACACACCGCATTTCTATGGATTCTAACGAAATCCGTAAGCTACAGCTAAACGGTTTTTACCGTGATATTGACTTACCATCAGGCTCTATGGGCGAGATGGATATGTCTGATGAGATTGATGAGTCAATTGATGACATCCAAGGTGTGCATCCAAGCGGACCATCTGAAGAGATGACGCTGTACGAAGTGCATACGACTTTGGATATTGAAGGCTTTGAAGATATGGGTGCAGACGGTGAGCCGACTGGTTTGCGCCTGCCTTACATCATTACGATCCTAGCAGATAACAACGAAGTTCTGTCTGTACGTCGTAGCTATGAAGAAATGGACCCAATGAAACGTGCGAAGCAATACTTCGTGCATTACAAATTCCTCCCCGGATTGGGTTTCTATGGCTTGGGCTTAACACACATGATTGGTGGCCTAGCTCAAGCCTCAACGTCTATCCTGCGTCAGTTGATTGATGCGGGTACGCTTTCCAACCTTCCGGCAGGTTTCAAGGCCCGTGGTGCTCGCATTAGGGACGAAGATGCTCCACTACAGCCCGGCGAGTTCCGCGATATTGACGTGGTTGGTGGCACCCTGCAAGGCTCTCTCATGCCTCTTCCTTTCAAGGAGCCTTCAGGGACGCTCTATAACCTTCTAGGAACGCTTGTAGACGCAGGACGTAGGTTCGCGTCCATGGCAGACCTGAAGGTAGGTGAGATGGGCGGTGAGACGCCCGTAGGCACCACTATGGCGATTATGGAACGTGGAACGAAGGTTATGTCTGCGATCCACAAGCGTTTGCACTACTCACAGAAGATTGAGTTCAAACTGCTGTCTAAAATCTTTGCTCAGTCTGTGCAGGAGTATCCATACCCTGCTGACATGCAAATGGGACCACAGGTATTCACACAAGACTTTGATGCGCGTGTAGATGTTTTGCCTGTATCTGACCCGAATATCTTCTCTATGTCACAGCGTATTGCTTTGGCGCAGACAGAGTTGCAGTTGGTTCAGTCTAACCCACAGATTCACGGTGGTCCGCAAGGATTGTATGCAGCGTATCGTAAGATGTACGAGGCACTTGGTGTAACCAACATTGATGGCATTCTGCCACCACCACCACAACCACAGCCGATGAACCCATCTAAAGAGAACCAGAACGCTCTTATGGGTGCGCCATTGCAAGCGTTTCCTGATCAGGATCACGAAGCGCACATTGAAGCGCACATGGCTGTTATGTCCACACCTGCAATGCAGTTGAACCCACAGGCACTTGTTGTGCTTCAAGGTCATATTCAGGAACACATTGGATTGTTGGCAGAGGCTCAAGCACAGCAAGAGATCATGTCACAGATTCCACCAGAACAAATGCAGATGATGCAACAGCAGGCTCAGATGGCACCACCACAAATGGGTCCACAAGGCCCAATGCCTCAAGACCCAATGCAGATGGTTATGATGCAGATGAAGCCTCAAATAGATGCTCTAGCGGCACAGATTGCCGCAGACATGACAGAACAGTTGGTTCAGGCTGTAACGCCGCAGGAAGAGGGTTCCGACCCACTTGTGGAAATCAGACAGCAAGAGTTACAACTGAAAGCCGCAGATATGCAGCGTAAGCAGGGTGAGTTCGAAGCGCGTCAGGAGATGGAACGCGAGAAAGAACGTAATGATGTCTTGATTGCACAGCAACGCATTGATGCACAGGAAAAGGCAATTGATGAAAGATCACGAGTTGCCGAAGAGCGTATTCAGACTCAGCGAGACATTGCTGCTGTGAACGCGCAAGCGAAAGGACAATAAAATGACATCTTCTATCAGAGCAAAAGTTGTAGATCAGATTCGCGCTGCAAAGCGCAAAGCAAGGGAGATTGGCGATGCCGTTGAAAAAGGGGTCAAGTCAGCAAACGATAAGCTCGAACATCTCGAAGTTGCTGTCGGAGGGGTATCCGCAGAAGCAAGCAGTAGCGATAGCGTTAAGCCAGTCAAGAAAAAAGCGGC